TTGCTGAGATAACCGGAGCCGATCCTAAATATGGACTCAAAAGAACTTTCCTGAATGGCAATTGGCAGCGCAAAAGATCAAACAGCACCGGATCGCGGGATGATGTGACTGACGATGCGCTGGCAGTCGTTGCTCCGTGGCTTCAATCGATTGTTAACGCCGGTCAAAAAGCACCGCTGCCGGCGGTAGAACTCAGCCACTTTTATGCGGTTGCATACGTGCAAGACGGCGGCTTGCTGGTAACGGTCTACGGCCCAACCGGCCCGCACCAGCCAGGACAACCGGCTGGCGCGGATATCCCGCTGGTAACCTTTGGTGTTGCCCAGCGCTCGCGTCATTCCGGCCCGCTTTGGGCGATGATGCTGGCAAATTTTGAGCATCCGGACGGCATCAAGCAACCGGCAACGCCCTGGTGCGCAGTGGCTTTGCATCCATCAATCATGGCACACACTAGCTCAATCGGCTGGCTTGCAGATTTTGAGCGCTGCGTTGCATGGGCATGGGTTACGCGCAACGCTCAACTCGGGAGCGCAAAATGACTAAACCAAGCAATGCGCGTGGCGGAAAGCGGGAAGGATCAGGAAGAAAACAAAAGGCAGATAAAAAACAAAGAATCACGTTTACTTTATCTACTGATGTGATTGAGTTTTTAAAATCGAACCGACCAGCATCAAAAACACTTGAAAAAGCTGTTATATTTTACAAAGAAAACGTAGCGAAAACGTAATTGCACAAAATGTAAGTTATTGATTGCAAACATACACAGAATTACAGTTCACTACGTTATAAAATTCTAACCAACTGATTGCATTTATATTTTAAACTGTCATATCTGATTCGTAATCAGTAGGTCGGAGGTTCGACTCCTCTCAACAGCACCACAAAATCAACAACTTAGACAAAAATTAATTTACTTGAATTTAATAACGTAGCGAAAACGTAGTGCAATTTTAATCTCTCAGCCCACTATTAAATTTAATTTTGGCAAATTTAACCGTGAATTCTTTGTTGTATCGGTTAGAGTATTGTCCGCAGAATAGCCGCTGCATTTTATCTCCCCTTGATCCCATTGTTATCATCCTGCAATTCTGCGCGGACGGGAAAAGCGCCTCGCTTGGATGATCAATATTGAATTGAGCAATACTTTCTGATGTCAAATCGCAGACAACTGTCCACCATAAACTTCCTTGCGGCCTTATCCTGAATAAAAATCTACCAGTTGTTGTGTCTGATACAGAAGCGCCACGTTTTAAATAAAAATCAAACTCAAAAAACTCACCCTCCGGAATTGGTACGGAGAAATTTTTGAAACGAACATATTCATCGTGCGCCGGTGTTAGATCAGGCGTTGCGTTACCTTGATTATCCAGAACTATCTCAAATCCTCTTTGCCCCTTAGTGGCACCGTACTCGCTTACCTCAAGGTCTGTAGCTGCAATCAGTGCGATTGATACACGATAATCTCCGCCATTGGATGCCGTGCCGCTTTTCCAATCAATGAACGTTGTTCTGTTCTTCGCGCCAGCATATCCTGATGCGGGGATATAGTATTTATCTGATAGATCATTTACCCAAAAAAATCCGTTAAAAGAAGCGACAGGCAAATCGTTTCCGGTTGTTGTGTTTCTGTAAAAAGTATACCAAAGCTGCTGCCTGAACCCGCCTGAATGCACCGCGTTGTCAAAAGTTGCCTGCGGAACTTCTGTTTGCGTTAGAACTAAGGCTTTCGTGCTTTCACCGTTTATCACAACATCTTCAAACGATATTGGAGCCACTATATCCACCCCGGCCCGGTCGTTTGTTGCGAACCCTCTGTAATAATCAATTACGTACACGCCATAGAGCACGGTAACTTTCAACGGGTCACCGCTTGGTGGCCCGTATCCTGTTGAGGCATCTGTTCCGGTTATCAGATTATCGCAAACATAAGATAAGTAGTTTGGAACTGTGCCGCCATTTGCGACATGCTGGCTGGCTGGCGTCCCAGGGGATGGTTGAAAATTAGACGGCGCAGCTAGAGTTACACCATCGAAGTCGGTTGCAAACCATTCTAAAATATTGTCGTTTCTTGATTTTATTTTAAAATTTGATCGTGCTGTATAGTTTCCGCTCATGATGATTACCCGCAGTGCTCAATGTAAACTACCCCAGCCTCTAGCTTCATTGCTGTATCCGTTCCGCCGACGCTGGTAAGGTTGTAAGTGCAAGAAAAATATTGCAAAGCGCTTAAAATGCTTGTAACTGTTTTCTGCGAGCTTCTGGTAGTGTTTGTGCCGCCCTGATAAGATAAAAATCCGCTCGGGCCTTCTTTTACCAAGTGCGTATCATCAACACATCTAAAAGCAATCATTTCGTCAAGACCTAAAGTTGCAGAAGCGCTTGACGCTGTTAGCGGATCCAGTGATGTATTGCTGGTAGGCGTTGCACTAGTACCGAAGCGGAAATCACGACTAAATTTATCTGCTGAACCTGTTTTGCTTGCGTGATGATCAATAAATAATCTGTCACCTGGCTGCAGTAATGATCTGCCGTTATTTATCGGTATTTGTACTGTTAACAAAGCCTCTTCTGTGTAAATTGCGCCTGCCGTTGTGGTTTTGCTGACCAGAAGAGCTGATCCTAATGCAACCCGGCTACCAGACTTGTAACGCCAATCTGTACCGTTACTTTCTAGTACTGGGCTACCCTTGCCAGCCCACGGCCCGGTAATGCGCCATCCAGTGTATGATGCAGCTGATGGAGCGCTCGCAAATGTTGAATAATAAATCTGCGGACTTTCCAGCGTCCAAGATGCGCCGCCGGTCACCAATATCCCGCCAACTCCGCGCGAATCCTGGTGCCGGTCGGTTATGCGGATTGTTATGCCGGTATAATCTGCGACAACAAGAAAGGTAAATTGCACCCAGGTGAATTCGTATGGATCAATATTTGTTCCAGCGATTTGTAACCGGCTAGAAACAACCTGAGGTATTTTCAACGGGCCGCGATTTTCATAAAATCCATCATCCCAAGGTTGATTTGTACTCATAGCGACCTCAGGAAGCGTAAGTGGCAGATAATCCCTCGGCCACTGTCATTAATAAATCAGGTCTTGAAAAATCAGTAATTGAATTTGCAAAAGCTACGCGCCCCCCTGCGTTCGGTATCCTCTTTGTAAGCCAGACAGCCGCAGTTCTGGACGCATTCTCTTCCATTGCCTTGTGGATATAGGTATAAGTTGAGCTTGTGGTTGTGTCGATTATTTTCGCCAAACCATCGTCAAAAGATGTTCCTGACATACTTCCTCCAGCGCCTCACGGCGTTAGGTTAAAAAAATTACTTCCAGTGTGCCCAGCCGCCCAGCCTAACTCCTGCCCAAATCAACCAAGCAATACCAAGGCATGCGATATTCGTCAAATTATCAAGCAGTGTTTCAGGTTCTGAAATTCTCATGCTTTCATATGTTGCGCCGCGTAGCACTTTGTCTGCCGTTGCGCGGTCTACAGTCAACCCAGTTCCGGCTATGCGCTCATGCGGCTGATCGTACAATTGATCGTGAATAGTTGCTGGTGCTTTGCCGCGATTCCCAAGCAGCATATAAAAGACCGGGATGCGTGGCGTTGAATCGTAATCAGTCTCTCTGTTTTCGTCTGCGATAATCAGGCCGACATTGTTCGATTTGTAAATCAGCGGCGATGTCAGCCGATATCGCGGACGGCTGAACAATCCGCCTTTATCAATTTCAATTGATGCTAGATCGGTCAAAAATTTACCCATCATTTCACCGGTAATTTGTTGATCTGCAATTCACACATATTCGCTAATTCGATTGCCGCGCGCGCAATATCTGTATCCGCTTCATTATTTCCAGCTTTTCCTTTTCCGTTATCGTCGCTTGTTCCGGACACGGTGTTTTTACTACAACTTGCCGGGGCGCGATTGATCCGCAGCCGGTTAGTGAGATTAGCAACATCATCAGTAAGATTGCTGGCATGATCCGCATAGATAGTAATTGCATTCTGTAACCTCTCGTTTTGTTCATTGTTCAATTTTTCCACTCTGCTCTTTTCCGCAGCCATCAATTCAGCGCTTTGCCTTGCCGTATCTGCATCACGCAAAGCCACCTCAGCCCGGTCTTTTTCTTTCTGCACAGATTTGATGTGATATTCCCAACTAAAATATATCCCGGTCAAAATCAGCGCCATTGCCGCATAAATGGCTAGTTTTATTTGTAATGGACTCATATCATTTATCCTGTTTTGTATCCAACTTGTCGTAAATCCTGTCCAATTTCATGAAAATTGCCCCTGTAGTCCTGTCCAGATCGTCTCTTCTCACATAGTCACCAGCAACCAAAACCTCTATTCTCTGCACTTTCTCAGCAGTATCGGAACCTGATTTCTGCAAATCTTTAATTGATTCCCACATAATCCTCACATACCATCCAACTAGGGCCGCAATAATTCCGAAGAGAGTATTTAATATCATTTGAGTTTCCAATAGTTTCGCCCTCCGCAGGATGAATTATTAAGTTGTTTTTGTATGTGATAAAAGTCACAGCTCAATGATTTTCATCTGCGAACTGTAGTACCGGTAAAAGGCAAAGTCTGTTGTTATGCCATCCTCAAGTTTTCCGTAAATCTGCCCGAACAATTCACCCTCTGTATTTGAGTCTCCTGGCGTCAAGCTGACAAAAAGCGGCTGGCTTTTTCCGATCGATCGGAACAAGTTGTTTAAATTCTGCCGATCGGTCGCATTCATCGCGCCCAGTGAAAAACTCATTTCGCGGTGGATTGTGCCGCGGTCAGTTATTAATCCCCCGGCTGATGTTCTCTGCCCGGTCGTGCTGTCCACAAAAGCCACAGAAGCGCCGTAAGAAGCGCCTTTTTCTGGCTCCCAGTACGCTCCTGCGATGATCCTGCTTAACTCGATGTAACCGTCCGGATTGCCTGCGCTGGTGAATTCGATTTCCATTCTGCGCACGCCGGAAGTTGATGCAAAGAAAGCCGCCACATTCGCACCTCCGCCGTATGCAAAACTCGCTGAACCGATTGAGCTAAAACCGATCGGCGCATCGTATGAGTAACCAACGCTAACAGCGCCGGCATCGAGTAACAAAGTTCCGCCGGTTGTTGCGTCGTACAAAGTAATCTGAAACGTGGATCCGGCAATTAGATTTGTGAATGCCATGGCAACAGCGCTCAATGTCTGCGCACTTGCCCACGTCACTTTTATTTTTGGCGATAGCAGATCGGTTGACCGCCATGTTTTGCTCTTTGTGTCATCGGTCAAATTTGTCAGCGGAAAGCCGCCAGCAGTCGAACCAACAAGCTGCGTGAGCGTGTCGTAATCGTCGAACAAATTTTTATAGATGATTCTTAAATTGCTCATTTTTTCGTTGCTTTAACTGGAACTTCTTCAACAACAGCCTCTTCAACTGCCGCACGCTTCGCCAAAACATCAGCCCTAACGTAATCAACCGGCTGCCATAAATCTTCCTTCCTGAATTGATTTGCAGGCCGGTCACCTGATGCCTTCATAAAATCTTCGTATTCTTTCCCGGCTATTACTATTTGTTCATAATTTTGGTTAGGTGATGGTGTGAAATTTCCGGCAGCATCGCGCACACCAAACCCAACCAAAATTCTGATAAACCGGTCGTAAATGTGGTGCTCAAATGCCACGATATCTTCATCAGTGTCTAAAATTACAGTTCGTTCTCTTGCCATGTTGTTTCCTTTGTTATGTAAAAAACGGCAGATACCCGCTACTAGAACCGTTTGTTATTGGGATCCATGTAACATTTGAATTTGACCCGGGTTTATTCGCTAGAAATGTAGCTGTTGCTGAACCAGTTGTTGCCGAACCAAACGTGTAGCCATTCCATTTTGTTGAATTATCAGCCAACAAGCAGGTCGCAGATCGGAGATTTGATACAAGAGCGGTGCTTGTAATGGTCATCGGCCCCAAAACTTTCAAAGCTGTTCCGCTTGAGCTATTCGATGCAGTAACACCAACCGCTGATGAAGTTACGGCAGAACCAAAAACACCAGTGGTGCTTGCTGCCGATGCATAACCATACACACCGTATGCACTGGATGACGTAGCCAATCCCAAAACAGCCGCATCACCAGCGCTTGACCCTGACCAAGATACAACGCCGTTCGCGCTACTTTTGCCATTGTTCGCCAGTATCGCTGCGCTATACCCGCCAACACTTCCATTACCCTCAAATTTTCCTGTTCCGGTAATATTTATATTTGATGAGCTTGTTATGTCACCGGCTGTAATCGTTCCTAAATTGGCCGCGATTGCTGAAAGAGAGGAAACACTTATTTTGCTGGCTGTAATACTATTCGCAGCGATTCGCGCAGCCGCAAGCGTTCCTGTCGTGATTTCACTCGCGCTTACCGTCCCTCCCCTTGTCCATGTTCCTGAAACCTTGAACCACATGACATTAGTAGAACTGTTGAAATGCGCGTCACCGTTTGCGCCACCCGTAGGATCACTTGTGCTGGTAGTAAAATAGTTTGCCGTGGCACTCAGAGCGGCATTTACTACAGTGGTCACTGATGTGCCGTCAAGCGTGCCCGTAACGTTGCCATTGACGTTTACAGTTGAACCAAGGTTAACCGTTGCCGTCCGTGGGCTGGCTGCTTGCAGATCAACATCACGCTTATTGAGTACGGTAGCCATTAAACGATCACCTCACATTTAACAGTGAGATTGCTCCAATCGATTGACAGCCCGATAACTTGACCTTCTTTCGCTGAATCAAGCCCGAATCGCGGGTAAGTCAACGTGACGCGCTGACCTAACGTTAATTCAACCAGCCGTGCCGTGCCGGTGAAAGTAACAACGAACCGCGGTGTTTTGTACAGATTCAGCAAGCGAGTGGCTTCTGTTGTTGCGTCCGATTCAGTCAGCAGTAACGTATCAACTGGAACCGGTTCTGAATCAAGCGAATAATTGGTTTTTACCGTTGAATCCTGCGCCGTGACCGATAGCCATTCCAGCGCGTACATATCTTTGTGCTCTTCTGGTATCCCGGTTTGCAATCCCTCCTGAACTGTCCAGTTTTGGTCATAGTTGACCTTGAATGCAGCCTTAACCGGGATTTTCTGCGATATGCTCAGGCTGTTTTCAATTATGTCATTCGCGTCGATTGCAAACGCTGTGCCGCTGGCTGGCAATTCGATTTTGAGCAATTGCAGCTTACCCAGGCGTGACATAACCAATTGCGCGCCAACGCTGGCGGCGATCCGGTTGCATACGCTTAATGTGTTTTCCCGATCGCTGATGTAAATCCCAACCGGCTGAGTATTAGCCGCATCAAAAGCGGCAAGCTGCACGGTATCCAGATCACCAGACACGAACTTATTCACGCCACCATAGCCTGTGACAATGCGCTGCACCAGCTTCGATACTGTTTTGTCCCATGTCGACGGCTTGTCGCCCTGCACGCTGGCGGTTACCTGTCCAAACGGCTGCGCTGATAACGTAAATTTTCCTTGCGCAACGGTAACGGTCTTGCTTACCGGAACGCCGTTATCGCGCACCTCAATGATTGACTCAATGGCCGCGCCGTGTACTTTATATTCCAGCGTTGCCGGGTTAGTCAGCAGCGGCGAAACGTTGAAACACTCACCAAAACATAATGGAATCAATTCATTTTTATTGACCGATGTACCGCCTAACGTGGTTTCAGTCAGCGGTGTATTGAGCCGTTGTAGCTTGTCACGCACTTTAATGTTGAGCGTATCGCGCGCACGGCTGTCGATATCCTCAATTGTGCCGCTGAAAATGGTCGTAAAATCTGCGCGCAGCCAGCGCACATCACCCACTAGCACAGTGATTGACTTGTTTACCCAAATGTCAGTCAGCCAGCTATCCAGCGAGCCGTCTACGTTGTAAATTTCGATATCGCCAAAGCTCATGGACGGCGATGAATCAAGACTCATGCGCTCGATTAATTGCACTGATTCAGCATTGACTATCGGATCGTAAATTCTCCCGGCCACGGTGTCGGCGTAGTTTTTAGTCGACAGGTAGCGCGTTGTGTCGGATCCAGAAACATTCGCCACGGCCTCAACAATAACGCAACGTATCGCTGTCGGATCGGTTAACCAGGCTGTGAAATCGACTGCCATCTATGCTAACGCCGCTTTGCTGCGGTCGCTCCATTGTCTGGTTCTTTCAGCTTCGGCCAAGGCTTTTGCTATTGCTTGCGCGTTTTGGCGATTGGTGATGTCAGTCACCTTGATCATGTCACCGGTTTGCCGGTTTTGTTCTTCGCGCAGCTTGGCCAATTCTTCGCGCAGTTTTTTAATTTCGTCAGTGGTTGACGATGGGACGATTGCTTCCGCCCGGTGAACCATTGCCAAGCCGCTACGGGAAATGAAATCAGTGCCTTTTGCAAACGACGGCAGATTGTTTTTGCGCACAAAGTCTTGTATGTCAGCCAGCGCCAAGCCGCTCGCAGATGATAGCCGGGTAGAGGAAATGCCGTTCTGTATTGCAGCGTTATAGATCGCCATCGGATTGCCGATATTTGCATCAACGAACGATTTGATTTGCTGATCGCTCACATTCGCTGCGTTTGCAAGCCGAATTATGTTGCTGGTGTCGTATCCCGCAGCCGCCAATTGATCAAGCGAAACGCCGCGCGATGTGGCTACGTTTGCTATTTCCTGCGGACTCATGCCGGGATGAGCCGCCAAATAACCCTGAATGTCGCTTGTGGATATGCCTGGATTGCCTTTGCTTGTCAAAACAGCAATATTCAATTCTCTGATCAGGTCAACAACTGTTTTCGTGCTGTCTTTGATCTCAATCAGGTTTTTCACGCTCTCATCAAGAGCGGTCAATTGATTCGTGGCAATGTCGATCTGCGACAGCGCTGAACTTTCCGCATTTTTAAGCACGTCATTGACCATGCTAAAATCTGACAGATACGCCGCGCCGGATGCGTTGTATGTTTGGCTGGCTTGCAGAAATGACTGGGCAATTGTGGGCAGCTTGGCCAATGCGTTTTGGTCACCAGAAGCAGCCGCGATTCTTGTTTGATTGAATTGTGCCCTGGCCTCATCCAGTTTTTGCCCTGGCGTGAGTGGTGACAATGCCCCAAGCGCCAAACTTTCGCGCGATGAGCGCAACTGACCGGCTAAATCCTTGAATCTGGAAATCGTTGACTCAATCGCAGAACGTTCGCTTTGATAGGTAGAATTCAGATCGCTTCGCAATCCTTGAACGATACTTGCAAAGCCATTAATTGCATCGGCTGCGGTTCCGGTTGCGCCTGACATTGCATCGAGCGTGTTACGCACGGTATCGAATGCCGGTAACAGCTTTAGTAATCCTAATCGCGTTTCGCCGGTAATTTCTTGAGACTGGATAAGTGCTTTTACTTGGTCTTTGGTGACATCAGTAGTGTAAATGTAGCCAAGCTCTTTGGCGGCATTAACCAGGCCATCGATCAGCGGCGCGATTTTCTCCGCTGGGGTCAGGTAGTTTTCAGCGAAATACCCGGTTAAAGTTTGGATATTTTCCAAGCCACCGGCAAGATTCACAAAAGCCGTTCTGGTTTCGATGCTCATGCCTGAGATCATCTCTTTAGCAAAAGCAGCGGATGCGCCCAAGTTCATCGCGCCGTTTTCCAGTCCCTTGAATTCAGCACCCAGGCGCGTTACAGTTTGGACGGCTGTTTCACCAAATCTCGAGTAAGAATCGACAGCAGGTAACAAGCTGCGTGCAAGAGCTTCGGATATTTTGCCGATCTCTTCACCGATTTGCTCTTCGCTGACCGCTTGGCCTTTGTCGGTCAGGATGCTTAATGAGTAGCTGAAATCATCTATTCCGCTGGTTGCCAGACCCAAGTCTTTTGCAACAACGCGCAAGCTCGAACTTGTTTGTTTCGTGGATTCGTTGATTGCGCCAAAAATAACCTTGCTTGCCTTGGATAACTCATCGGTAAAGCCAAGCAGCTTATTGTTATCTGTGAAAGTTTGGCCGGTTACCGCATCGACGCGCGAATAGTCAATTTTGTCTGATCTAAACAAACCGCCCTTGGCTTTGAATCTTGTTTGCAGCATTCCAGATTCAAAACCTTGCGCGCCAATCTGCCCCTCAAGCAGAGTACCTTGCTGTTTCATTGGGCCGCGCCCAAACAACCCTGCAACGATATTCCACCCGGCACCGAGCACCGGAATTTTCTGCATGAAATCGGTGAATCCGTTACCGAGCGTTTTATCTCCAGCAATTGCCTTGCCGAATGCATCAACCGCAAAAGCGGCCGCAGCTATTCCCATTGCAGGGCCAGCAGCCGCCGCAAATGATGAACCCATCAGCGCAGCAGGACTTGATACACCAGCTACCGTACCGCCACCCATGCCGCTAAAAAACGCACCAGCAGAACCGGGCAAGAGCGATCCAGCGCCGCTCAATAGAGACGTTGCACCAAATCCTGTCTTGAATAAGTTTGATGCGCCGCTTGCCAGTGATGCGCCGGTGAGTAACGTTGATAATCCGCCGCCGCTAGAACTTGCCCCTGACGCGCCGAACATCCCGGCAAGCCCGATGCTTTGCGACAGTTTCAATGCAGCGAATTCAGAAGCAATCCGGCCAACCGCAGAAATAACATTCTTGACCATGCCTTTAAGGCCATCATCAAAAATATTGAATATGCTATTTGCCAGCGTGCTTTGAATGTTGCGACCGGCTTGCATCCATAACTGCGAAATCTGGTCGGTGGAATCGCGCGTTTGATCAACCAGTTTTTTATGCTCTGGTATCAGGTCAACAAGACCTTTTCGCGCATTTATCTCACGCTGTATTTGCGAAACAACATCGGAATCCTTCTCGATTACCTTTTTTTCTTCCAGGCGCGCAATTGTCGTCAGCTCAATTGATCTTTCCAGGCTGATACCGTTTGCAACAGAAAGCTTCATGGCCGCAACCTCGTCATTCATTGCGGACAATCTTTTTTCTGCGGAATCAGCGCTATCCAAATATGGTTTTACAAGATCAGCATGTGCTTTACGCTCGATCTGCAGCAGCTTGATGTATTCATGTTCTCGGGCGATGGCTGCGGTTTGAGCTTTGTTAAGCTCATCCAACGCTTTTTTGGCTGATCCAGAATCTTCGGCAATCTTCCCGGGCAATGTTGGTTTTCCACCGGGCACAGGTATCGCAGCGATAGCTTTGAGTTTTTCTAAATCCTCTTTGGCCGCTTCAATCCTGAATTTAATTAAATCGGATTCTTTTTTGCTGAAAATAAAGTCGCTTATTGGGATGATAGCGTTGATGCCCTGCATCCGCTCAAGCTCGTTTTCGAGAGTCTTGATAAGCTCGACTTGTTTCTCAATTGGGTTTAGTTTAGGGCCGCCACCAAAGGCAGCTGTGAGCGCATTGCCGAGCTTTGTTGCAAGCTCAATGCCGCTCGATAGGAAATTGATTAATCCGGATTCGCCGACGGCTATTTTTAGATCAAATAGCGCTGTATTCATGCGGTTAATCTGCGATTGCAGACCCTTCGCAGACTCTTCCGCTTGTGGGCCGAACGTTTTATTTAACTCAACTGCTAATTTCGGAAGAAGATCATCAGCCGTAACTTTCCCGGCAGCCAGTAATTTATCAAGCTCTGCCGTGGTAACACCCATGGCACGCGCAGCAAGGCCAAATGCGCCGGGCAAACGTTCGCCCAATTGGCCGCGCAATTCTTCGGCTTGCACCTTGCCTTTGGATATCATTTGTTGGAATGCATTCAGCGCGCCGCGCGTCTGATCTGCGGACAAACCGAGCACCGTGGCAGCCTCGGACATTGACGTGAAGATATCTCGCGTTGCCTTGCCTTCTAGCGCGGTTCCTTTAGATGCCGCGGCTAGTTTTGCAAACTGATCCGCAGAAACAGCCAGATCAAGCCCAAGACGCTGAGATTCTGCACGAACGAATGATAAGGCTTCACCGGCCTTTTGAGCCGATCCTAAGCCTACTTGTAGCGTGCTATTGAATTGTTGAAACTGGATTGTTGCTTGTGTGATGCCTTTTACGGCTTCGACTGCACCGGCAATGCTTAAACCGATTCCGGCAAGGCTGGCAGTCGTTTTTAACGCGCTCGACGCAAGATCGGAAAGATTGTTCTTAGCAGAGGAAAACGCCCCTGCCGTCGAATCTTTAGCTGTTATGTTGATTTGCGTTGTTGCGGTCATCGTTATATCTTTTTAGAACAACCAAACTGTCAATGAATAATTCGATATCCTCAACTTGCAGATACTCAGCAACGCTGTCTATTTGGCTGAAATCCAGCTTACAACCCAGCAGATTCCAGCCGATTACCGCTTTTTCGTTGTTGCTGTTTAGAGCTACTGACTCGCCACCAGCAAGGTCTTTAATTTGCTGATAGTCGAGCCAGTCATCTAGTTTTTTTCGTTTTCAGCCTTATTCAGATACCGCTCTTGCGCGTGCTTGATCAGCTCAGAAACGAGCGGCTTGTACCATTCCGGCTTTTCTGCAATGACTTCGCTAAAATCTTCGCGGCTGAATTTCCAGGGACTCTTTGCACCGCCATCGATCAGATCGGATTCTTTCGCGCCCTCAACGCCGTCGATATGCAGTCGGCAAACATCAGCATCCGTCATGGCTGCATTTGAATACCGGCTGTATTGCTCAGGTGTGACGCGAGAACCGGTGAAAGTAATTTCTCCGATCTTGATTTCAATCTTTCTGGCAGCGCGTAACTTTTCAGCTATGGAACTCATGACGCGAACCACTGAGGCTTGTTACGCAGCGTCAAACTGATCTGCGCTGTACCAGCTGCACCGACACCACCAGAGAAGCCAGAGCCGCCAGCGCAGTAAGCGTTAAACAACGCCTTTTGACCTGATGCCAAAGTAACCAGAAAAGCTCGTCTTTCCAGCGCAGCCGATGCTGTTTGCACCTCAACGACAGCAGTTGCCAGCGGATTGGCGATCAGCGACAAAGTGCCTTTTTGTGCTGATTGATGACCAAATTCAATTTGCTTTTCGTCATCGTGAATCGTGGTAACGTCCACCTCATCAGGAGCGCCATCAGGCAAATCAAGTTGAGTTATGTTGTCGAACGATGCGCCGAGAGTGATCTTTTTCGCCGTTCCGCCCGAGGTGTAGGTAGTGAAATCAGTGGAGTCCAGACCTTCCGCCACGAAAGAAACAGTGGTGCTTACAGATTTAACGCGGACAACCCGGTTATTAATCTGCGTCATACCTCCCACCGCTTCGATCAAGATGTAGTCACCAACCGAATAATCGTGCGTTGCTGTAATTACAGCTTCTGTGACTTTTGAAATGCCTGTGATTGTTTTTGCTGATGCGAGAGCGGTCTGAATCTGCACAACCGCATTCCGTAGGATCAATGCCATTTTTCTTTCTCCAGCGTCTCACGACGTTAGGTTTAATCATCCGAGCAGCGCCTCACGGCGTTAACCCGGCCTTTTTGCTGCTATAAAGCTGTAAATGGTGCGTTTTCTAGCGTGTAAATCTCCGCAATAAATGTCATATCAACTTGACCTACCGGCTTCTGCCCTACAACGCTTGGCTCTATTGCAGACACACCAAGCAAATTGAAACTTTTAGCCACAGTCACATGACCGGCAAGCGCGATTTCTATGTCTTTGCAAATTTCGTCGAGCATGTCATCTAGCGTGCTTGTGTTCTCAACTATCACACTGATTATCAATTGCTCACTTCTGACTTGTTGCGCAGGAAAATCAATTGTTAAATTCTCGATGCGCTCTTCTCCGGTCTGCACGATCAAGCACGGCAATTCAGACGGATCAACCGGGTATCTGCGATTTTTGAATACAGTAACCGCGTAAGTCGTTAAACTCTGAACCAGAACAGCAACTTGATCGCGTAACTGCTTTCTAACGTGATCTGTCATTGCAATTCCATGATCAATTTAACAAGCCCAGTGCCATCCGGCTGTATACCGCGCACTTTGTACGAATCGCTGCTGATTGTTACCGTATCGCCATGAGCCACACCGACAACATCAGCAGCTGCGCACTCAAAAGCTGGCGCTTTAGACTCGACGTAGTCGACTTGAACAAACTCATTCCCAAGGATTCCGTTAACAGTTGAGCCGTTTATATCTGCCGCTGTTGCGAAATCTTCCGTATCCATGAATATGCTCAAATCTTCCGAGAACATTACTCAGCCTTGTCCTTGTCGCCTTCTTCTGCATCAGTGGAGTCCGGTTCTTTTTGTTTCTTTTTCTTGGCCGCCGCTACCGCCGCTTTTTCAGCAATGGTTATGCCGCTTCCAAATTCGGATAAGCTATTGGCAAGCGTTTTTGGTATATCTCCGTCATAATCAAACGTTTCGCCAGCCTTGAATTGAACTGCTCGCAATATCTCGAAACTGCCGTCTTTGAGAGCTTTTAAATTGCGCATCCTGCGCCGCGCCTGATCCTTTGAAAGCTTCAAAATTCCGCTTGTTAATTCAACAATTGCAGTGGTTGTGTACTTCATAATCACACCATCGTCACGTAGCAAGCGCGTTGCCAGTAGCCATATCCAGCATTACGCCAGGTGTCGATACCAACCAAAATTTCTTGGTGCTTGAATGCATGTTCTGAATTTTCGTCAATGATCTGCAATGCCGGTGCTGTTTCAGATTGGCGGATCAGCGGTTTAATTGGGCTGTCAGTGCGGAATACAGCGAAAGAATCAGTCCAGGTCAGGCGCGGGTTCATTTCAACCCGAACAGTCATGCCGTTCATGCCGTTAGGGTTCAGATTTTGCGCGAGCGAAGAGGTTAAAATGGAACTGGTGGCTGCTGTTGCTACCGCCCACAATGTTACCGGCACCATAACCAGGAACTCGCGCGCATTGTCATTCATTGGTTGGCCTTGATTGTCTTTAAACGACAATATGGCCTCGATGCCCTTCATGATTGATTGCTGCATTTCCTCAACGCTTGGGGCCGTTATTGTTCCATGCTGCGCAGCAGGGTAAGTGCTGATATCACAAGTGATGTCGTTACTTTGGGAGCCGCTATCACCTTCTGAGTGATCGGTATCGAAAAAGTATTGACCGTCATAGCACGGTGTTGATGGAGCCGCCAGAATAAAGTCAGTCAGCAAGCTGCCCCAGTGGCGGGTATCTTGATCGACAAATTCTTGTATGCGCGCCTGAATCTGTGCGGTTTTGTCGCGCCGCATGTCTTTGATAGCGATGGCCAGTGTGGCTTCGTAATGCTTATTTACAATGGTTAAGCTGTTGCCAGCCAAAGCCTTTGGATTCCTGCCGCCAAGCCACTCGCGCATTGATGGCGATTGCCCGAGGAATGGGTAGGTTTCGCTTGCTTGATCGGAGTTAAACAGATTTGATACTAAGTTGATCCATGCCGCGCCGGTCGCTGTTTCCAATTGCGCGTAATACATGCCGATGATCGCACGGCTTGATAAAATACTTTGGTCTGCCATTTATTTCTCCAGCGCCATCACGGCGTTAGGTTTTTGAATTGCAGGATCACGGCTTCACAGCGTTATCCTGCCTCGGTTACAACTTAACTATTAAGCCTCGCGTGCCCATGTGCCGCGTAAAGCGGTAACCATGTATCCGTCAGCATCGCCAGCAATCAGCGTCACAAAGTCGCCTCTGCGCTGAGTTGCCTTGGTGCAGATCAAATCTTTGTTATCAGCGCCAGTAATGTCAGGCCCAAGAATCATGTCGGACGCATTCGGATCAATAACTACCTTGGTTGTGCCAAAAGCACCAATTGCCAAAATGGTGATTCCTGACAAGCCAGCCGCAATAGCTGGAAGGGTAAGAGCAGCGTTATCAGCAGCAGCGGTCACAGTGAACAGCTTGCCGCTATCTTCTGCGTCGAATGTTTTGGTTCCGGTAAGCTCCTCTCGCACCGAATACATATGCCAAGGATCAAGGAAACCGCTCGCATCAAACTCAACGATAACCACGCCTGACGAAACGAAGCGCTTAACAAATCCAACAAACACGCCACCAACCGGGGAGAATTGGAAGGAATCATCATCAGCCGCATAGACAGGCTGTTTAAGGTCGGTAATAACTGCGCCTGTTACAGCTAACTGAATTTCACCGCGCATTTGCACGGTTACATTGATTGCAGCAGCAGCGCCGGAAGAATTGTCGGCTTGTCTAACAGCAAAACCAACGAATCTATCGGCGGTAGTTAATGGCCTTGCGTGACCAGAAGCCGCAACCATACCTACCGCAGCTCCCTCGTAAATAATATCCGATGCAATGACCGGAATATCGTTGTAGTCGCCTATTTCATAGGGACGTTGCTTGTTTGCAGCTAATGTAGTCATCTATTTCTCCGTAGCGCCTCACGGCGTATGGTTAAAAAATTTATTTCCGCTTAATGCGCGCGCCCTTGTATCCTCACGCTTCCTGCAGCATTTGCTTTTTCAAATGCCAGATATGCATCGAACTGGTCTGCAAACTCTGCACGCAACATTTCATCTTTTTCCCATTTAGCTTTTGCTCGATCTTCAATCGGAAGAGATTTGTCATCAGCAGACGATTCTTGCTTTACCGGATCAACAGCAGCATGCGCAACTGGTGCCGGTGCGTTATCGACAAACGCCTTTGCATGGCTGGATTGCTGCTTTTTCTGTTCTGCAATGATTGCCATTGCCACGTCTGCGCCGGTTGACTTGCCATCCAGCTTCATCGTTGACACAATTGATTCAAATCCAGGCATTGATTGGGCCTCACATGACGCAATGCGGTCACGCTCTGCTTTTGCGCCTTCCGCTTGCAATGCGGCAACGATGTCCGGGTATTGCTCTTTAACTGCGCTGATATCCATAGTGATAACCTCTTGAGTAATTTCAGCCGCTGGCTGAGTTGGTTGTGTTTCAGCTTTTTTGTTGCCCATCGGCCAAACTCCTGTTTGCATATTTGAAATTGTCGTTTCGAGTGTTGCAATGTGATCTATTAGCCCAGCTTTTTGCGCTTCTTCCGCAAGAAATAGCTTTGCGTCAGCCATATCTGAAAGCACTTTTTTTGCGGATACGCCGCGATTTGCTGCCACCGCATCAACAAATATCGTATAAAGCTGATCTACATGATCCTGCATATACGCCTTACCTTCTTTCGATAATGGGGCGTTTTCTGTCGCTATGGCTTTGTATTTTCCTGCGTAAATATCGGTAACCGTGACTCCTGCGCTTGCGTTTGCTTTTGATACGTCAACGTGAGACGTTCTTACGCCGATAGAACCTATTTGAGTGGTTTTTGAAGATGCCACGACCTGATTTGCTGCGCTTCCGATCCAATAAGCCGCGCTTGCCATCATCCCGTCAGCAAAGGCAATCGTAGGTTTAATGCTTGAAGCCATGCTCACAACATCAGAAAGATTCTGCGTACCGTCTACTGTGCCGCCCGGCGAATCAAAATGCAGCAGGATGGAATTTACTTCCGAATCGGAAAGAGCCGCTTTAATGTCGCGCTCTATTAGTTGAGTTGACGCACCGCCGCTGATTTGCGTCATCATGTTCATTTTCTTGCCGATGACACCAGATACAGGTATCACAGCCACGCCACCGATGTTTTGGTAGCCTTGCTGATCGTTTACCAAAGGTTTCCCGAGACGCGCTTCTATCGCCGCAATATCAATCTTTTCGCCGCGAACATGCGCAGTGTATACCGCCTGTATTTCAAGCAATTTTTCGGGCAAAATAGCCCAAGGTGCTGTGATTATGTCGGTAACGTGCATGCATCAACCTTTTTAGATTGATGCATGATAATTCCAGAAAATGCACACAAAATAGGGTATTTATGGATTATTTTTAAGACTGTTGCGGCATTGATGGCGTCGCTGTTTTGTCAATAACAAGGCCGTCTTGCTGCCGCATGCTGACTTCTTTTGCTCTCTGCCGGTGATTTGCTTCCCAGTCTCCGCCGTTGTATGCAATCGTTTCCGTTTCGAGCGTAGTGATACCTGCATCCATCCGGGTAACTGCCGCATTTGCTTCTTTTTCTGGATCAATACTGCCCGGACTGTCGCCTATCCAAGAACAACGCGTGTATGCTTGCCGTATCCTTGGATCATAGAAGAATCCTGGTGCCGGTATTCTGCCGAGAGAAACCGCTTCCTCAAACCACAATTCTTTTATCGGTTCACAGAAATATGTTGCCATGAAGTCGCGGCTTATTTTGGTGACGCGCCAGAAATCTAGTAATGCCGCGCGACTTGCTGAGTAGCTGCTTGAAAAGTGTTTAACTAGGACTTCAAAAGGGATTTCTAATGCTGGGCCGATCTGTTTAAGCATCGACAGAAAGAACGGATCGAAGTTAACATTCGGCCTTCCTAATGCTGGAGCGGTTATGTCCTCACCGGGCAATAAATTGACAGCTTTGCCGTGCCCGTCAAGGCCTGTCGGTATTGTGCCGTTCCATGATGTCGCGTTTTTGATGTATTGCTCACTACTTTCATCCTCAAAAAGGGTAGAAAATGCCTCAGCATCCATTTTCACGAATATTGCCAGCGCAGCCGATACAACAGCAGCTTGCAGCTCCGCTTCTGAGTAGCGCGCGAGTTGCTTTAAATGCTCGATCACTGGCGCGAGATATGGTACACCCCGGACTTGCCCCGGTCTTTTCTTCTCGAATAGGTGAATTACATTGCGCCGTCCGTTTCTGCCGTATGCCTGAACTTCCGTCCATGTCATACCAGCCTGATTGATTGCGCCTGGGTGCTTGTTAGATATTGAATAACTAACTGGCGCGCCATTACCATCAATATTTACGCCAGAAACTCTAGTCGCAGAGTCTGGCAGCCTGTCTTTGTTGGATAACCGGTCGGCCTCCACCAACTGCACTGTCAAAGAATATGGCGAATTGCGCTTAATTACTGGAGTAAGAACAACAATATCGCCAGAAGTAAGCATCGATCGTCTGGCTAATACCTGATTGCCGAAGAAGTTGACGCATCTTGCCGCGTCACTGTCTAAACTTGTTGCCCACAGAAGGTATTCCGCTTCTGTATTTTTTTTCCATTTGGCCGCATATTCATCACTCCATCCCAAAAACTCGACATCGGGATTGCTTTGCATGGATAAACCAGTGCCGATGTCATTAGAGACTCTTGTGTTTATCGCTGCGCAGCCTATTGGGGAGTTTCTTTCTAAATCGCGCGAACGGGAGCGAAGCGTAGGCAGGTCGTAAACAGTATCCGAATTCGCATCACCGGCGTATGGGTTCCAGTTGCTAAGAGCCTGTCTGCGCAACGATCCGCCGTTATAACTGCCGGATAATGCTAATTTTGTATTATGTTTGCGTATTTCCGCTACAACTTTTTTAAGTTTCCTCTTATTCACGCTATCACCACCCGGCAGATAAATTGCGCGCCCGGCCCCTGCCGTTTGCTGCTGCGGATAATTGCTTAACGCGCCGATCCCACAAGTCAATCCCTTGCCGGATCGATGTTAAATCAGCGCGAGTAAGCTTCCTGTTTGATATTTCGTAAGATTGTCCGAGAAGGACTTTTGATTCGGCTTCTATATAAGCAGCCAGTTGAGCTTCTGCTTGTTCCAGCGTAATACCGGCCATAATACCCCCATGATTTCGGGTAGGTTAATGCCGGGTAATGCGCCTAAAATAGGGTAAAACGGTACTATCTGCGCTTTAACATCTTGTAAATCTGCGTTCTGCTTATGCCGGTACTATTTACCACGTCACAAATACGCGCGCCTCTTTTCAATTCTTCCATCGCTTGCGCTTTTTTCTTTTCTCTGTCGCGTTTTTTTAGAACATAATGTTCTGTCCCTCCCCAATCTTGCCTAATTCTTACTTCTTCTTGCTCTAATCTAACAACAATTTGTCCTTTGAACTCATCCCCGAGAACATCCTTTATCCGCGTAAAAATATCATCCACAATGTCAGATCGTTTTGTCATGCTCTCGCCCAGTTGTTTAAAGAGATTTTTCCTGATTGATGCGTGCTTTCTCCTGAGTTTATTTTTTGTTCTAAAATTTCCCAGTCTTTTTCGGTGTACCTGTGCGCTCTGATGCTTGAGTGATGCAGTGCAGCGTATGCGTAAACCAATGTATCAAGCGGCTCATTTCTCACACCTGGCTTTTTTTCGTACCTTTTCTTTTTGCGGTCGTATGATTCTGATACGATCCCGGCGAAATAACTGTCATCAAATTCATTGCTGAACCGGATCATTCGATCTTCTGGTGCTTTTTCTGAATCCTTGGCTAATCTACTGAAAATCACATGCTTTATCTCTACCGTACCAACCGCGTGAATCATTACGCCTTTTTTGTCATACACGCCCTTCCAGTTAACATCCTGCAAGCTACCCTTGCTGAGTGGCTGCGCGTCTATCTTGGTCGCACCGAACCCGGCTATTGCACATTTGATGCGTTTTGATCTGACATAATTTTTAACAGCTTCGCCGCGGTGCCCGCCGGTATCGATAAGCGTTGCAACAATTGGTAACTCGCTTCCAGACTCGTGCTGAATTTTCCTGTTTAGCAATTCTGTGAGCTGATTCCAAACGTCAGCTTCCGCCGGATCGCCCATCAATTCGACGTAATCCAGTGGAATAGCCTTGAGATTCCTTCCCCAACCGACAATTTGCACAGCTAACCGATTATCTTGAGTGTCTACACCGGCAGTTATCATCAGCACACCATATGGCGCGATCCGCAGCGGAATATCTTCTGCACGGCCTTTCAGCACATCAAAACTGACCGCCTGAACCGATCTTTTCCAAGTTCTTGCAAGCCTGGTGTTATAAAACACGATCATCATTGCATCGTTACCAGCGTCAAGCTGTGCCTTTGCAGCGTCGTATTCCTTCATCAAATCAGACCAAGACAGCCATCCATAGGGCAAATACATTGAGTTTGCTGTAAATGACTCTATTTCGTTATCTGTCCCGGTTACCGGAACAGACCACAAGCCATTTTCAAACATTTTGGTTTTATCTGATTCTTTGTGCATTCCGCCGCATTCTGCGCACGGATACATTGCCACTCCATCATCAGTCATTACCAGATTTTCAAAGATCAACTCCTGCGGATGGCCACAATGGATGCATTCTGCCAATGCTTTGCGCTGTGTTCCGCTCTCATAAAGCTCAGCTATGCGCGACTCGCCATCAATTGTTGGTGATGAGTAGTAATATGATTT